TAACGAACTTAAAGATAGAATTAAAATCAAGATACGACAGCTTAGAAGCTCTGAAGGAGATGAAGAAAATCTGGATAGGCTAAGAAGGCTTACGCCACCTGGTGACAGAAAAGACCCTCGGGGCTCAAAGCTTAGAAAGAAACTTCATAAAGATAGAGAGCTTGAGGCAATGATCAATGGCATGGTTATGGATGCTTTACGTGAATATGGTGAAGATAAAGATCGTGCTATTAAATATCTTGAAGAGAGAGCCGCACGTAAAGAATGTCACAAACGGTGGGCAATTGGAGTTGCTTTAGCAACCCTAGTGGTTGGAACAACTACAACATTGGTTGTTAGTTTTGTAGATTAAATCCATTCAAGAATAACATAACAAGATGTATATCCCGTCTCATCTGCACCAGTAGTAATATTTACATTTGTAGCGTCTACTTCCAGTTCAATATTATCAACAAGAGTTGGTGATGAGTATGGTAATGGTTTAAAGCTTGTAGAAAGATCATTCGCTACACCATAGATACGCGTGAATATAGTTGTGGCAGTTACCGTAATACCATGCGCAACACTTGTAGTACCTGCATTCGGCAATCCACCAAAATCAACGACGATACGATTCACTGATCGTGGCGTCTCTCCAGCATTTAATGCCCAGAATGATTGTTTGTTAGGAGATTGCGCTAATGAATACTCGCCAGAATCATTGTTATTAGCTGATGTCGCCAACTGATTAAGATATTGAGTCAATCTAATCATAAACTCAGTAAATTCAGGACTATCGAGAGATTTGCCCTTTAATTTAGTTATATCGAGAATAGGAGTTGTTGGGACAAGTAATGCACACATGATTAATTCCTTAACTTTTAGTATGGTATGATTTTATACTAGCACGTGATGATGGTAATCGTAAGGATACAAATGGCTAACCAAAATAATTCTGGCCTTTCAGTTTTACAGAATCAGATGAATGAACTAAAAGCATATGAGCAGCGAAAAAAAGATATTGATGCGATGAGCAATAAGCAAGAGCCTACTTTTTTTGGTGGCACTCCTTCATATGATAGCTATGCAGATATATTAGACCCAAAAACAGTGCAATCTAATCAACGTATGCGTCAGATTATTGAACCATTGCTCATGCAACGATTACAACAAATGAGTGGACCGCAACAGTTTAATCCTGATATGTATGGTGACCCTGAATATGGGCTAAGTGACTTACTCGGGCCAATATTTGCACAACTTGGTGGTCAAGGCGCTCAGGCATTAGGGGGAAACTTAGGAAACTGGTTCCAAGGATTCGGACAACAGGAAGAGCCTCAAATGCAACCTCAGCCTTCACCAACTGCGATGAATCAATATCCTGGAGTATCTCCGGAGATTGTTAATTTGATGGAAAACTTAACTTCTGAATCATTTGCGAATGCATCACCAGAAGTTCAACAACAGGTACAAGATCTAACGAATAAATATGGTATTGCTGAAAGCAGAAAGACGCCGTTTGCAAAAGCACGCGATGAAGCTGCAAGACAACGTCAATTAAATAAAAAGATATATGGAAATGAATTTGGGAATTTTAATGAAAATCCCTAAATCTAAGGAATAATTATGCCATTACCAGCAATGTTAGCAGGGCTTGGCCCGTTATTATCGCAAGGTGCAGGATACGCAGGTTCAGCATTAGGATCTAATGTAGGACAACAAATATTAGGAAACTTAGGTACTGGATTAGCTGGTATGGGATTTCAGAAAATGTTTGGTGGTGGTACTGGGCCCTCTCCAGAAGATCAACAAGCTCGATCTGGATACTTGCAGCAGTTACAGCAACCGAACCAGTTTGATTTTGAACCAATACGACAAGAAGAAATTAGAAGATTTCGAGAAGAACTCCTTCCAATGATTGGTGAAGAATACGCGGGAATTAGAAGTGGAGCACCCAACTTAAGAAAAGAACGAGCAACAACTGATCTGTCAGCTCGACTAGCATCACTACAGCAACAGTTTGGTCTTCAGAATGCTGGACTTGAGCAGAATAGAATGGGAATGCTTGGTAACTACCTTCAAGGGCAACAAAACTATGGACTCAATAGAGCAAGTAATAGACAGAATGCGTATCAGTTTGGTAATAACCAACAGTCTGAGCAATTACAACAGCTTATAAATATGCTGAGCAATGTTAGAAATCCCCTTGAAAGAACTACGCATTCACGCCAACCTGGAACAGCAGAAAATATTGTTCAAGGCGTTAAGCCTATGATTCCTACAATTGCTGGTGGTATTGCTGGAGGCGTAGCTGGTGGGCCAGCAGGAATAATACCTGGAGCTGCCGCTGGTGCTGGAATAAAACTTTAATAGGAATAGCATGGCACGTATAGAAAATGATCGCGGTTCTTTATTTAACATTCTTTCAGGACTAAGCGATATAGTTAGAGGTGGTGCTGCAGGTGCTGGTGCCGCACAGAAACATTTTGGTGAACAAGAACAGATGTCTGGCCTAAGAGATCTTCTTTCATCTAAGGGATATTCTCCTAAAGATCTTGCTCCATTCAGTCCACAACAACTGCAAAGCATTCTTCTTAATGAAATAAAAGAAGGTCCAAAAAGAGATGCTAAACAACAAGAAGACTCACAAGGCGCTCTTAGAGCATTAACTAAATTAGACGAAGCTGAACAGTTTTTTGGTCAAACTATTGGTTATGAAGGAGTTACCCCTAAAAGTTGGTCATCGGCAGAATACGTTCGTGCTAAAGATATTTTAAAGTCATTACAAAATGATCCATACATTAGAAAATCTGGTGGAGTAACGCCGAGTATAGACTTAGGTTCTAAACTACCAGAACAAATAATGGCAACTAAGAAAAAACTGGCAGAGTATTATAATCTTGGACCTAAGCAATCAGATCAAACACAAGAAGATGGCGTAGAGCCTAAACAGCAAGATGGGCAACTACAACAAGAACCCGGACAAGATCGACAACTGCCAGAGCAATTAGTGCAACCAAGATCAGTACAGCAAATGCTTCAAGGTGGACCACAATCAGATCAAAATGTTAGTCCAGCAGCACGAGCCGCTGGAAGTGGGTTATTTTCATATTTAACTTCAGGTGCACCAATTCCATATGCACCAGCAATACCCTATGTAGGGCCAGCTGGCGCAGCAGTAGCTGGAATTACGGGTGCAGGAGATATTGCCGAAGCATTTCAACCACACGCAGAAGCAGCAAGTAAAGCATCATTGCCATCAGATAAACAAATAGATGAATTAGCTGATCGAATGAATCTTTCCCCTGAGCAAAAAGAAAATATGAAGAATGCTTATGGAGAAATGAGAAGCGATAAAGAGATAACATCCGCTCTTAATTCAGTAATGCCATCGAAGAATAATATTAGAAAGTTAGTAACAGCTGCGATTGGTAAAGACTATGTAACACCAAAGAATAATCTAGATAAGAATATTAGCTATCTCGCAGAGAAACTTGGTGCACGACGCATGTTTTCAGATCCAGGTATAGTTAGATCAATTGTTGGACTAGGACTTGGTGAAGGAGGAAGACAAGCAGCTAAAGCAATGGATCTAGGACCAACTGCAGAGATGGTATTTGATATAGGTATGTCATCATTAGCTGATCCAATATTCGATAAAGTTCGTGATGGTATTGCAAAAGTTTCTGGTGGCGTAATAAATAAATTTGATTCGAAATTGCCTGGCAAATTTACTGATATGAGTAAGGTACACAATAAAGTAACTAGTTCAATTGAAGAATTATCAGCAAGTACTGATGCTAAAACGCAATCTCTTGTAAAACAGTTAAAGCGATTAGAAAATCAGATTAATCCTAAGGCAAAAATTCCTAAAGTACCTAAAGCACCTAAAGTAAAAGTTACACCGCCTGCTAACTTATCGCCACAAGATGAACTAAGACGAGCAAAGCACTTTCTTAAAACAGGAAAATTTCCTGAGGAAGTAATAAAAAAAGCTCGTTCTATTTCACCAGCTAAATTGTCACCAGCTGAATTAAAAAAGTTTGATATGGGAAAATTACGACAAGAGATACGTGGCATGAATCAATGGTGGTATAACGAAGGTAAAGATATTTCTACCAGGAAGATGAAAGAAAAATTCTTTGATGTAAAAATTGCTGCTGAGAATGCACTTAAAGAAGGTTCAATAAAGAATAGACTTGGTGGAGAATATAAAAAATTTGCTACTGCTAAGCAAGCATATGCAGGATTGAGTCAAGCTGAATCAGCATTAGAAAACATACAGAAAGAGTTCTCTAAAGGAAACTTTCATACAAGAACATCTCGAATACTTACACAATCATATGGTGGACGAGTAGGTCATGTTATCGGGAGAATTTTTGGTGGGTATAGGGGAGGAACTGCTGGAGCTGTGGTCGGTGCTACTGCAGATGAGGTAAGTAGTTTTCTTAAGATAATGAAATTGCCTTATTTTACGAGTGAATTTATGAAATTAGTTCCAGAAGCGGTAAAGAACAATTCAGCTGGTATGAAGCCACACTTAGAAAATATAATTCAAGGGTATGCAAAAGAAATGAATAAAGATCAACGTAAGACTAAATAGATAATAAGTGTCCCCCCACTTTTTTTTATGAAGACGGTATCTTTATGATGTCGTCTTTTCTTTTTATGTGAGGGCTTCTTATACCGCCTACGCTCTTGTCTTTTTTCTTTAGGGATACCAAGAACCTCTTCAAGGTCACTGGTAGATGTAGATGAGTCTGCATTATCGAACAGAAAAGGAGACATACATAAAACGTGCCCACATGTCATAACCATCACTATTATAAACAATAAACGTTTCATGAATGCCTCCTTATTTATTTACCCTCGTTCTCTTCTCTTATAATCTTTTCTATGATACAACGCAACACCCACCTGGTTATCGTTATATGCCTTATATCTGCTCTACGACGAATGTTATCATGCACAGTCAAGGGTAATGTAATGGATAATCTCTTTGTTTTATTCTTGTTCATCCTAGTGAGCCTTTTCTATTTGTAACATTATCGTGTGTCTTTTTCCTTTATGTAATCTTGCGTCTATTCTCGCTATGTAGTCAACTAGGTAAAACTTTTAATCTACAAGGATTTATATATGGCTATGGTATATGGGGCAAGTGGCTCCGCATTACAAATGTTCCCTTCGCCGATTATTGCAGAACGTGCTCCAGGTAATGGAGATCGTTATGAACTCGGTCGAACATGGATTAATAAAAGTGCTAATACTATCTACATGCTTACTTCTTATGCTGCTGGGCTTCCGGTATGGACGACATCACCAGCGTCAGGAGCAACAACGCTATCTTCATTAATAGTAACTACTACCTCTGATCTTCAAGGTAATGTAACTATTGGCGGAACATTAGATGTAACTGGCGATACAACGTTAGTGAACCTCTCTGTTTCAGGAGACTTTAACTATTCAGCATCTGGACAGTTAGATTTGAGTTCTTCTCAAGCTGCTGCGGACGCGATTGTTATTAATGCTTCAGCAGGCGGAGTAGATATTACTGCCGGTGGTGCATTTGATATGGACCTTAACGCTGTTGGTGGTATTAACATTAGATCAACAGAGAATGCTGCTAGCTCAATTTTCATTGAAGCTGATGGTGGAACCTCTGAAAGTATTAATATTCATTCTGATCAAGGTACTGGCGTTGAATCTATCAATCTAGAATCAGATGTTGGTGGTATTACCCTTACTTCAGGACTCGCTTCAGCAGATGCAATTAACATTGAAGCTGGATCTGGTGGTGTAGATGTTGATGCTGCATTACAAATAAACATTGCTTCGTCACAGAATGCTGCTGACGCGATTCGAATTGTATCCTCTGCTGGTGGTATCGATATTGACGCTGTTGGATCAGCTGGTGAAGATATTAACATTACTAACACTGGTGCTTCTATTGTATTAAGTGCTACAGAATCTGCTGTTGATGCAATTAAGTTAGAAGCTACTACTGGTGGTATTGATATTCTTGCTTCAGGCGCTGCCGCTGGTGAAGACATTGATATTATCGCTACTGGTTCTTCAGTAAATATTAACTCTACTGAAAACGTAGCTACTTCAGTTGTTATTTCATCTACAAACGGTGGTATTGATATAACGGCTTCATCTGCAGAAGATATTGATGTATCAGGTTCTGGTGGAATTAATATAATCTCTACTGAGGATGCTGCAGCAGCGGTAACTATTGAGGCAGATGGAGGTACATCAGAAACAGTATACATCCACTCAGATCAAGGTACTGGGGCAGACTCTATTAATGTCGTATCAGATGTTGGCGGTATAACACTTACTTCAGGTTTAGCTTCTACAGATGCGATTAACCTTGCTGCAAGTTCTGGCGGAGTTGATATAAATGGTGCTCTTGAAATCAATATTGATTCTTCTGAAGCGGCTGTTGCGGATGCAGTTCGTATAGTAGCGTCTGCTGCTGACGGTGGTATTGATATTGATGCAGGAACAGGCGGAATCACTATTGATTCAACAGGTGCTGTATCTATTGACGCTGCTGCTGCTTCTAACTTTAGTACTTCAGGTGCTGGTATTGATCTTGATTTAGCTTCTGCAGCCGGTCGCGTAATTGTTACTGCTGGCGAAGATGCAGCTGATGCGATTTACTTACATGCTGATGCAGGTACATCTGAGAAGATACGCTTACATTCTGATCAGGGTACTGCAGTTGATTCTGTTGAGTTAGAATCAGATGTTGGTGGTATAACTCTTCTTTCAGGACTTGCTGGTGATGGTGTGAGCGCAACTGCTACATCAGGATCAGTTGTTGTAACTGCAGGAGAAGCGGTACTAGACGCTATTCAGCTTACTACTACTAATGCTGCTGGTGGTGTTCAAGTCACTACTGGTGCTTTAGCAGCTACCACTGGACTTCACTTAGTTCAAGGTGCTCAAACAGTAGCCCTTCAAGTAGGGACAGGCGCTCCTTCTCATAACTCTCCTAAAGGAAGCTTGTATATGAGAACTGATGGATCCAGTACAAGTACACGTGCATATATCGCGACGGACGCGGTGGGTACATGGACAGCAATAACGACAGCTGCCTGATAGTTAACTAATTAACAATCCCCTCGAGGTAATACTTGAGGGGATCCTCTATCTGTACTAACATCTAAGATATTAACTCAGGAGACTTTATGGATAAGTATTTAAGCGTAAATTTATTTAAAGTGATAGAAGGTCGACCATACAGCTTAAGCGTGCCTCAGATGCGACAAGCGTACTCAGAAGTGCTAGAAGTATTGGAAAGCTTTAAGAAAGAAATAGTTGAGATGGAGCAGCGTGATTTAGCGCTTAAAGAAGAGCAGGAAAAATCAGCTTCTGAAGCTCCTGAAGTTAAGGAAGGTGAATAATGTCATATGGTATAAGGGCGTTATTTGAGACGTCAAAAAGTGTATTAGCAGACGATATTACATCAGCAGTTACGTGGACAGCATCAGATTCATTTTCAAACCCAGTAAGACTCTTGCTTCTTGCTAACCTTACTGATGCAACATTAGAAGTTTCGTTTGATGGTGTGAATCCTCATTTCCCTATACAGGCAAATACGCAGATGGTTCTCGATCTTTCAAGTGATCAAGTCCAAGATCGTGGTCTTTGGCTTGCTGCTGGAAGTAAAGTTTACTTACGAAGAATTGACACGCCTACTGCTGGAGCATATGTATATATTGGTGGAGCTTACGGAAAAGGAGACTAAATGTCTCAAATACTGCAACATCAAACCGGTTTATCAATTGGATCCGTTATTACCTTATCTGGTGATGGTGGAACTGCGGTAAGCCCAGATGGTGCGGGTAATGTAAATCTACAGTCAGCGGTAGGATCAGGGCTCACTCTTACAAGTGATGCTGAAAACAATGAAGTAATTCTTGATACTACTGGCGCAAGACGTTTTTTAGTAACATCTGTTGATGATAGCCAGTCACCATATACAGCTCTTCCCAATGATGTGTATTTAACGTGTGATACATTGAGTGGAACATTAACAATTGCATTACCTAATACTACCGATACAGGGCGTTTTTATATTATTAAAGACGGAGTAGGGTTTGCTGGCACTAATAATATAACAGTAACAACAGTTGGCGGTACGGTTCTTATTGATAGCGCTACAAGTTTTACCATTAATAGTAACTATGAAGTATTGAGAGTTATCTTTAATGGAGTTTCATATGAAATTTGGTAGCAAATAAAGGAAAATTATGTCGCAAATATTACAACATCAAACAATGGCATCAATGGGTGGAGTCACAGGACTCGTTCCTGATGCTTCTACTCCTCCTGGTACCAGTCCCGTTACACCCAATGGGGGCGGTAATATCGTTATTGAAGGTGGTACACTTATTAATACCGATAGTACTGGTGCAAATACGCTTACCTTAAATCTAGACAATGGTACTGACGGTCAACTTATTATTGGTTCTACTGCTGGATCTCCTGCATACGCTTCAGTTACTTCGTCTGATGGATCTATTACTGTTACGGGTGGCTCTAATACATTAGATCTTATTACGAATAATAGCTCTGCGGCAGGTCAGATATTACTGCATGTTCAAAATAGAACAGGGGTAACAATTGCTAAGGATCAATTAGTTTCAATAGGAACGGGTAATAATGATCCTGTTGAAATTGTATTGGCTGATGCAAGCGCTATAAGTACTATGCCTGGTATTGGATATACAATAGCTGCTATTGATCATCTCGCTGAAGGAGACATTGTTGTCTTTGGTCTTGTTGAAAATGTTCCAGCATGGTCAGCTCTAGGGGCTAATACTCCATTATATGCAAGCGCTACACCAGGTGATCTTACTGATGACGACCCTGATTTGCCTACTGAGTCACAACAAATAGCGGCAATCCAGGTATATGAAAATGGAGCTAATTCAAAGATATTTATTCTTGGTAATACATTTCAACCAGAGACGCTTGGAAATGTTCAAGATATTCTTTTTCAAGATACGGGACTTATAACATCTAATAGATCAGTTGGTCATGATTATACGCTTAGTGCGTGGAATACCAACACACTTGCTAACATACCATTTATAACTCTGACTGCCGGTAATCCTCCTACGTGTGATTTAGATACTGCGGTTACCCTTGGTGGTAATTATATTTACCGCGCTGGTGGTATAGATGTCCCCGTAACTGATGGTGGAACGGGTAGATCTTCACATACTGCCTATGCAGTTCTTTGTGGTGGAACAACTACAACGGGAGCTCAGCAATCTATTGCTTCAGTTGGAACTTCAGGACAAGTATTAACTTCAAATGGTGCTGGCGCATTACCAACGTTCCAAGCAGCTTCTGGTGGCGGCATAACATGGAGTGAAGTTACCGGTACATCACAAGCAATGGCTGTTGATAATGGCTATATATTAAATAATGCTGGTCTTGTTACGGCAACGCTTCCTGATACTGCAGCATTAGGATCAGTAGTAAGAGTTGTTGGTAAAGGTGCTGGTGGCTGGAAGATAGCTCAGAATGCTGGAGAGACTATTATATGGGATGAATCATCCTCTACTACAACAGGTGTTGGTGGATCTTTAGCCTCAACGGATGATTATGACTCTGTAGAATTATTATGCACTGTTGCTGACACTACGTGGACAGTATTATCCTCTAAAGGAAATATAACTGTCGTATAGGAGAATAATATGGCCACTAAAAATAATATAAATGCACCAATGCCAATTGATGTACCAAAAGGTGGGACCGGTGTTGCTACACTTACTACCTATGCGATTATCTGCGGCGGAACAACTACTACAGGACCTTTACAATCTATCGCTTCTGTAGGAACAGCTAGTCAGGTATTAACTTCTAATGGTGCAGCTGCACTTCCTACCTTCCAAACAGCGCCTAATGTAAATATAGACTATGATCCAGTATCATCAGATCCTACACCAGTTGATTCTCAAGTATGGTACAACACCACAAGCAATACCTTCAAAGGCCAAGCAAATAGTTCAACAGTAACATTCACGGTGACATGATGGCTACGAAGAATGCAATTAACTCTAATATTCCTATAGAAGTTTCTAAGGGCGGTACTGGTGTAGCAGCAACAACTGCTTATACCGTGCAATGTGGTGGTACTACTAGTACATCTCCTGTTCAATCTATTGCTTCTGTTGGTACCTCAGGGCAACTGTTTGTATCAGGTGGAAGTGCTGCATTGCCAACCTTCCAAACCGTTACTACCGCTAAGTTATTTCAGTCATTAACTTCAGATCCAGCAACTCCTTCCATGGGGCAGGTTTGGTACAATTCTACAACTGATTTGTACAAGGGTGGTCAAGTTGCCGCTGGTACTTGGACTGCTAAAAACAGTATGAATACAGCTCGACAATATGTAGCTGGAGCAGGAACTATAGCAGATGCATTGTCATTTGGTGGTAATGCAGCAGGTGAAAAGGCAACTACTGAAAGATGGGATGGAACTAATTGGACAGCAAAGACTTCAATGAATACCGCTCGTAGTCAATTGGGAGGTGCTGGAACTGCAGAAGCAGCTTTAAGTTTTGGCGGAACTACAGGAGCTCATTCAGCGGTAACAGAGCTTTACTCTGGGACCGGCAACACATGGACCGCTAAAACATCATTAAATACATCCCGTAGACTTATTGGTGGTGGAGGAAATGATGCAGCAGATGCACTTTCATATGGTGGATATGATACTGGAACTTTAGGGACGGTTGAAAGATATACTGGTGGCGGAACTGATACGTGGACTGCAAAGACTGCTCTTAATACTGCATATTATGGTATTGCAGGAACAGGTACAGATGGAGGGGACATTCTTGCATGTGGTGGAATTGGACCTGTTACTACAGTTCAGCGATATGATGGTGTTGGAAACTCATGGACTAATAAAGCTGGAATGAATACCGCTCAACAAGACGCTGCGGGTTCTGGAAGTGCAGATTTTGGATTAATATTTGGTGGTAACCAGAGTAGTTTTTCGGCTGTATCTCAATCGTATAATGGTGTTGGAGACTCATGGACAACAACAACCGCTATGAATACTGGGAGATATGGACTTGCTGGTTCACGAGCAGGAACCTCAACTTCAGCATTATCATTTGGTGGACAGCAAAGTGGTCCCGCAAATTCAGCTGTTACAGAATTATATGATGGAATAGCCGTTGTAACCTTCACCGTAACTTAGGAATAATATGGCTACAATAAATAGTATAAATTGCCCTATCCCAATTCCAGTTGATGGTGGTGGAACTGGAGCAGCTTCTCATACCGCCTATTCACCATTAGCTGGTGGCACTACAGCAACGGGAGCTGTACAAAGCATTGGTACTGGTACCGCTAATCAGATTATTGTCTCAGCCGGTGCAGGTTCTTTGCCTACATGGTCATCAGCTGCATTACCAACTTACTTCGAACTTTTATCAGCAGATCCAGCATCTCCAGCGGCAGGTGACAGTTGGTATAATACTACGACAAATTTGTTCAAGGGTTATAAATTAGTCGCTGGCACGTGGACTGCAAAGAACAGTATGATTACGGCGCGTCGATGGCTCGCAGGTGCAGCAACTTCAAGTTCAGATGCATTATCTTTTGCTGGATATACTACAGGGATAGTTACTACTACAGAACGATTTGATGGAACTAATTGGACAGCAAAAACAGCTAAAAATACTGGATGTATTACTTTGGGAGGATCTGGAAGTGCAGCAGATGCACTTGCTGCTGGTGGGCAAGCTCCTATCTCCACTCAAATTACTACTACAGAAAGATATGATGGGGGTGCCAATACCTGGACTGCTAAGACTGGATTAAATACTAAAAGGCAGACTGGTGCCTCTGCTGGTTCTGCTGACGATACGTTGTATGCTAATGGACAGACTCCTGGAGTAACAGGAACGACAGAAAGATATGACGGCGGTGCAAATACCTGGACGGCTAAAACTAATACAAACTCACCAAATTATGCTGGAGCCGCCACAGGAGGAGGAGGAACGGCAGCAGCAGCAATAATATTTGGTGGTAATGGACCATCTGCTGTTACAGAACAATATAATGGAGCTGGCAATTCATGGACTACTAAAGGAAGCATGAATACTGGTCGGTTGCAACTGTGGGGAGCAGGAAGTGCAACATCCGCATTAGCATTTGGCGGTAATGGACCATCTGCTGTTACAGAGCGCTATAATTTAACTGCTGATGCGTGGACATCAGTAACTTCAATGAATACTGCAAGATTAACATTAGCAGGGGGCGGTACGAGTACTGATGCATTATCATTTGGCGGATTTACTACAGTTTTAGTTGGTACTACAGAGCAATATAGTGGTGCGTCAATAGTAACCTTTACCGTTACATAAACATGAAAGATAACAAGATGAACCAACTCAAACCAATTGAACAAGTTTTACTCCCCGAAGAGTACAAACAAATAGACGCCATCAAAGAAGAGCTCATGGACTCATGGCACAAGAGGCAGATATTCCGTACAGACACTGAAGCACGCTACGCCGTTCTCAATGATTTTAAGTTCCCAACCAAAGCAGGTAAGTATTGGCAAGCAGTCAGAGAACAGTGTGTTCACTTTGACGAGCTTACTACGTTGTCATTTGAGATCAGACGCAAAGAAATAGCTCTCAGGGAGATAGACTATAAGCTATCAGAGAAAGATACAGCCTTGACCAAATTTGATCGCGACAGGCTACTCGTAGACAGAGATGAGTGTCTGTTTCACTTAGCTTCAGGTAAAGCGGTAGCTAAGGACAGAGTTAGAGAGATTATGCAATGGTCTAAGATCAAAGATGAAGTAAATGACGGATCATTTGACGATAAAAATGTGAACAGTCACCAGAAAGAATCACTCTTTAGACAAGTTCTTAATCGTGCACAGGTTGCACCGAAGGATATCTCGGCAGAAGAGCGATTATCAATTGATGGTATATTGCATGTGCTTAAGGATGCTCCTGAGAACAAGGAGTTCATGAAAAAGATAACCTTAAACGGTGAGGTAAAATCATGATAGATATTAAACTTATATTAGCGAAGCCACTGTTAAAATGGATGCTTATTCCCCTTATTATGGCAGCCGGCGCTGCTTTCTATAAATATTGTCCATGGATTCAACAAGATAACCCAGTTGAAGAGAAGATTGAGCTACTTCTTAAGGCTCAAACTGGTGAGGATTTTGATCTAAGTCCAGACACTGCTGAATAACGACCTCCTATAAAAAAGGCTCCCCCACGTCGATAGGAGAGCCCCAATGGAGAGTAGAATGAAACGTTTTTATTCGAAGAAATTCTTAAGTACGAAATAGTATTGCTTTTCACTCATCTTACTCAGATCAGAAACTTTTGTCGTTTTCAATATCAAATCAATCAGCTCGCTATCATCACCAATTGCTTCTATCAATGCTTTCACTTGATCACCACGTATCAACTGCTTAACAGGCTGTGCTTGTTGGGCTGGCTGTTTCTTTACATCATTTGCGTCATTATCGAAGTCATCTTTATCTCCTTTTAGCCCTAAAAGACTCTCTAGCGAATAACGTCTCATATATGATATTGCCTTACCACACTCTTGATTATAGTCCTTGTTGGAAGGTATTTCATCGCGTACCGGTAGAAATAGAGGAGCCTTGCATCTGATCCATTGACCGCTGCTATGCCTAAGCGTAGTTATAAGGAAATACTTTCCATCAAATTCATTTATCTCTTGTGTATAGCTTAGCCCGTTATCAGTAAGTGGCTTTCTTATGTGAGCTATTATTCCCGGGAGAGAGACATACTTACCGCTATATCCTGATGAATCTACAAGTAATGTTGGCATATCTGCCTGTGATTTACTAAGAGCTGCATGTATCTCAATAACCTCAGCTGATTGTAATTCAAATATATCCACGTTGTGTCCTATTTGGTGGTGTAGAATTTAATTGCTTCTTCAAAAGAATGGTTTCTTATATAATCTCTTAATCTTCGTGGCTTTGTATTAAAATATGTAGCCCATTCAATCACTGTTTTTTTCATATTTTTGTAAGTAAATTTTCTACTAACACGCGTGTTATTTGCTTGTTCTTTATATGTAGACCACCTACAATTAGAAGGTTCATAATTTGCATCATTATCTATTCTATCAATAGTATGTTTATTTGAAGGTCTTAAACCCATATCTTCTGAAAACTTTTCTAAATTGTACCATTCTTTACAAACAGATATGCCACGTTTACCATACCATTTATATGCATGATCTTTTTCATTATCACAACGTCTAATCATTCCACGCCATATTTTATATAGTGGATGATTTGTTTCACTCTTTTCTTTCCAGTATTTATATTGGCATTCTCTACATTTAGTTGAATGACCTCTTTTTAAATTGAGATCTAAAACATAAGACTCATGCCCACAATCACATCTACACTTCCAATGTGTTTTTTCATTTTTATATAGTCTCTCCAAAACAACACGATTTCCAAATCTGTCGCCTGGAGAAATTTTATTATACATGTCCATGGTCTGATTTCTGTACGGCCTCCATTTCCCCTTGAAGTTCACTGAGGGCAGTGAATATTTGATCAAGTTTGTCTGACATTATTAAATTTAAGCTAGGAGGACTTGTAGTAATGTTATTTTGTTCTTGCATGTCTATCTCGATTGTAGTGTATTATCTTTCTTTGTTCTTTTACGCAGCAGCACAGTAATAGTGATACAAATATGGCTGCTAAGATGGCTGTCATTGTTTTTCTTGTTGGTTTAATACGATGACTGACATCTTCTTAACCAGCTTTTCTGTTTCCTCAAACCGTTGTAGTCGTTGGTTTAAGGTATCGATATTGTTTTGATTTCTTTTGTGACGTTTTTCGTTGTCTTCAACCCATATCAATGTACGCATCATGATATTGCACTGGGTGTTTCTCAATCGTGGGGATGTGATATTATCCATTCGTCTCATTTCTTCAATGGCCTTGAATGCACTTTTATAGTCACTGATATACGGAGCACGAGCTATTTTCTTAAATGTACTTCTTTCGCCAAGAGCGAGGAATATACAGACCATCGCACATACAGCAATACACAGGAAAACAATAAGATATCCTAACATGTTCTATCCTAAAACTGCTTAGCGTTCATAAAAAACATGACCACACAATATAGATGGAATATTAATACTGCAAATCCATACGTCGCACCAATACGCATCATATATCCCACCAGCTTATCATTCAATGATGGCTCTTCCAGCTCTTCATTAGCCAGGGTAACCACAACCTTATTGGCAACCTCATGCTCTACCTGTCTTGCTATCTCTTCCTTGCAGAAGTCATATATCTCTTTTCTAAATATATTTCTTTGAACTTTCCCTACTTTACTTCCGGTATCTTTATTTTCCATCTTCTTCCTTCTTTATTCCCGAACTGATTTTATTTACGAACTCGACAACTTTCTTATCTATCTTTTTAAGATCGTCCATAAAGGGAGATAGCGCCTCAAACGATCTTATCAGCTTCTCTTCATGGTCGGTAAGCTGTTGTTTTACCTCGACCAGTTGAGGGCTATCTTCCCAATAACAGTAGTAATGAAAGTCTTCTAAAAGCTCAGCTCGCCTTTTGGCACGCTTGAATATGTTCCTGAGATTCTTCATGATCTGGAACTTCTTTTCATGCTCCGATTCTTTAACTTTTGATAACGCGATAAATATCAACTTGTAGTATTGATCATCTTTTGGGTGACTCATCTCTCTCCTTTTTTAAGTTGGACCAGCCTCTATTAAGAAACTGGCCCAAACAAGCGGTTATCATCTTTGCACCCGATACGGCATAGTATTCACCTTCTCAAAGCGCTCAAATTTCTTCTCTCGTGAATGATTTTCTTCCCATGAAGTACAACACTTGGGAGAACAGAACTTGTGCCCATAGGCAAATACAGATTGGTATAGTTTGATGGAGTCATCGCAGTGATCGCAGAATAGTGTTTTCATTTTCATCTCCCATTATTGGATTGACTTTCATATGTATAAATATTACCATATTTGTATAGATACTGTCAAACGTTTAATGAAAGAATTTAATATGGATGAAAAAGATATAAACGCTCTAAGAGAAAAATTAAAGAGCTATATGCAGAATCACCCCCAGTCGATGAACTGGTATGCCCGGCGTATAGATATCAGCAATGCAACGCTGAAGGATTTTCTTAATAGTGTGAGACCATCATCACCGAATACCCTTGCACGCATACGAGGATTCTTAAAGGATAAAGAATGAAATGGATTAGTGTAAAAGAACAAGCCATTCCTACGGATAGAAGTGTCTTAGTATGGTCGGACTACTGCAAGAGCGCTCATACATCAGTGTATGACTATAATGATCATATCCTTGAAGAATATTGTTATGAGAATGGTAATCACTTTCCAGGAGCATCGATAGAAAAGATAACTCACTGGATGGATATACCTAAACCACCAAAGGACAGCAATGAAATGGTCTGAGGTAATACTAGGAGTAGTGGTTGTATTAGCAGTTGCAGCAGCGTTGATATTTGGTGGGTATATGACCTATCTGGACTACCAGATCAAGAGAGAAGCGGTTGAATATTTAAGACGAGGATAAAGAATGATTAATAACGATGTAGCAGTATCAATCATATTATGGTCTCTCTGTTTATGTACGGTTGCATTTACGTACATATATGTGAAAGATAAATTTAACTAACTCCAAGGGAATAAGAATGAAAACAACAGCACTAGATATAGCAGTAGGCATTGTACTGGCACAGATATTCACTGAGAGTGGAAACGTTGTACTGAAGACGATTATGGGGCTCAGTGAGTATGATAGGACTTTAAACCACTCCACATCATTTGGGTTCTATATAACGATGATATTGATTGGGGTATCGTTCCCCGTAGTAGCGTATTACACACTGAGAGACCAATGAGTGAAGTAATAGAGGGCTTTATTATCCTGGTCTTAGTGTTTGCAGGGATTGGTGCATGGGCAGATGAAACAAAGCGTACGCATGAGATCAATATGATGTATGACACTGACTATGCCGATAAATGGTTAGAAGAACATAAATATGATGAATATGATGATTATCTAGGATAAGAAGGAATAAGTATGAGTGAGATATTAGGGGGAATTATACTTCTTTTCATTGTCTGCTTCCTGCTTGAGATAATAGGATCGGTGTTACCTGCGGTAATAAACCTGGTAGCGTTCCTATTCTTAGCGGTGATTATGCAGGGATCGTATGACTGGTATAAGGGAAAACCACCCAAGACACCTAAACAGATAGAAGCATCTCTATGGTTGGATGAATTACACCGAAAACATGCTCGTGGAGAATTATATAAATAATTTCTTTATCGATTTCTAAAGGACTTGTGTAGAAATGATAATAGCGGCTCTTGACTGAGTCGCTATTTTTTTTGTACTTTCAGACCGATTATCGTAATACCTGTCTTGTTATCATTTATTACGATAATCAATCCACTTAAATAGGATGATAATGTACACAATTCACAACACACATGTCAAGCAAAAAGAACAAAAAGCCCTAGAAGTTAGGGAATATTTTACTTTTTGCCCCGAGTCGCACCGATCAATGTTCTCTCGTATTGCCTGGATGTCGTTCAAAGTTAAGAGCATATACATGTCTCAAGAGTACTTGGGGTTATATGTTGGAGATATCACACGCTCACAGGCCAACCGTAACTTACAAGAGATGCATAGAGAGGTTTCAATCTTTACTAAGCGCAATCGCGGGGTAAGAAAGACGTGCTCGTATCATATTGATCCAATCATTAAAGATCCTTCATTTGCAGCAGAATTATATGAGCTATTTCCATGGCTCAAAAGCCAGATTCTCTATCACGTATTATTGCGCAATTATGCGATTGAATCTACTCACCGCACACGAGTATTAAGAGTTAAAGAAAGATACGCTTACATGGCGACTGCTGCTGTGTCATACGCTATCAATTCTTATATACCTCCTGGTTGGGAGGGAGAGTTTACAGGCCCGAACCGCAAGACGGGATCTTCGGGCCATGAAGTATCTATAAAAAACACCCCTAAAGGGGAAGAGGAGTATTATGAACCCAAACGAAGTGTTAGTACAAGCAATGACAGCCGATCAACAAGAGACAGTCACTGCGTGCCCGGACAAAGCTGTCCAATATGCGATTAAGCAAGTGCATAAGAAACGTAAGCTAGTCAATTTTGGCTACTTTATGGGCATTATCAAGTCGTATTTAGCAAGCGAAGAATATAACAACGAACAGCCGACCACAAAAAAGACAGCCAAGAGAGCAAATCCCTCACATAGCGAATATGTGCCAAACACAGAAACAACAACAGAGCGCAGCAAGAGGTTGATAAAGCAAGGGCATCAGGCATATCTGTTTGAGCAGGGCAGAGTGGCGCATGAAGGAAATCCATATTGGCGTGGACTGCATAGTTCTCAACGAGCAGAGATGTTTGAGGTGTTTCCTCACTTGAAGGAAAAAATGAACAGAGAGTATGTCATAGTGAAAGGATTATCTAATCCAGCAATACCATCAGTAACCGAACCAGTGGATCTAGAAACAAAAGAACCGATGACCATCTCGACAGCTGAACCAATCCGTGACACTATGTCACACGTTGAAACAGAGATTGATATGACTGATAATGATGATTATGTTAACTATGATGCTGAGTTCCACACACTTTTTGAAAGGTAGATAATGATAGCGCTTCTACTTGCGGCGATATTGGCACCCGACGTATCTGATTCAGATAGACAACAGTGTAATGACAAAGTTACGGAACATTACGAGCAAGAATATGGCGATAAAAGCGACCCAGTTGAGGAAAAAGATAACTCTGTTACTGTGGTGGGGACAAAATGGTAAACCCCTACCGGGCAGGTAACTATGAATATGATCGCTCGAATTATTGCTTTTATTATCTCTTTTATCCCCGGACGTTCTTTCCCTCAAGAGCATCCATCAGCGAAGGTAGACAGGTACTATGTCCGACGAAGCCGCGAGGCGAAGACGGATGTTGAGCTATTTGATATTCAGGATGTTGATGAAACTCAAGCACAGATTGAAGAGATCAAAAAACAGATTGAGATATTAAGAGATAGACTTAACGAGGCAGAAATAAGAAACAACCCACTCAGACAGATGGCCTACGAAGGCCGAGAATTTCTCCGCCGCTCAACCAAGGATTAATAACCAACGCTTCCTTTTTTCCCCCTGGGTTACAGATCACCCGGGGGGTTTTGCTTGTCTAAAATTAATTTAAAGACAGCGCTTGACACATCTGACACGTGTGGTATGATTGTGTTATGTAAATGAAACAAACGTCGAACACGAAGGAAGAAAATGAACAAAAATGAAATAGCAGCTTACTTAAACGATAACTTCAAATGCCTCTATCAAGACAGCAATTTTAAAGAGCTTTATGACAAATGGACGCAAGCATTTCAAGATAAATCAAACTTAAAGAATAGTTTATGGATAGAAACAGGAAATGTTACTCCAGAAGGTGAAAAAATATATACAGTTAAAGACAATCCAGTTTTTGTAGAAAAATTCGATAAGGCAGAGGAAGATTTAAATAAATATATCGTTAGCTTTCGCAAGAAAAATCCATTGGTAAGTAAAATAAAAGAGTATCACAAAGTATGGCGATCAACTGTTAGCCTCAAGAATGATTTTAGAAAAGTTTACAGCTGGAAAGAAGCGAACGATTTACTGCCAGTTTTTGAAGAAGCAGAACGTATTTGGGTTGAAGCAATGGACAAGTATAAAGATGACGGCGGCGATATGAATGGATCATGTGTTATAGGAGCAGGATTTACAATTTATATTCAGTGGCCTCGAAAACGTACCGGACACGAAACCTATGTTATTGTTCCTCGCAAATATCAGGGAGCACATGTGTACGAATCAACTATGGATGTAGTTAAGGAGTTTTTAAAGTCTAAAGGTGTTGAGTATATGTATAACTGGGGTCGTTTAGACTAATAGGGGTTTAACTTGATTGATTTTGACTTGTTTTTAAGGGGCATCTTTGGTGCGATTATGATGAAGATTAGCTATGAATTTATAATAAATAATTCAAAACCGGCAGTTTTTTTTGAAATGATGGTTGTTTCTCTATTGTGCATAGTATTAATTGCTCTCAATAATATTGAATAGGAATTAAAATGGAAAAATTCAAAGAACTTATAAAAGCAGCAAGCAAATTACCTGACATGCCACCCGAAGAAGTTGGCCGAATTATAAAGAACTTAGGTAATAAAGAAAAAACTTGGCAAGACCACGTAGCAAATGGTTGTCGCTACGGGCAGCCAGATTCACCCGATGACATTTGTAACGATTGTGACTGTGAGGATGATGATGAGTAAAGTAAGAGTAAATATGATGATGGAAGAAGAAACACTGCAGCAGTTGCGGAATATACAAGCAGATTCGCTGAGAGAAGGAAAGCGTAAGAGTTTTGGAAAGATAATAAAAGAACATTTGCTTGGTGGGAGTAGCAATGACAAAAAAGGTACTGAAAAGTAAGCATCCGCTTTATAGTACGTGGTATGCAATGAAAGTGAGATGTTACAGTGAAAACTTCCCACCTTACAAGTACTACGGAGCTAAGGGGGTTATTGTCTGCGATAGATGGTTAGATAACTTTTTTAATTTTGTTGAAGATATGGGAGAAAAGCCAGATGGTGCATATTCTTTAGATCGAATAGATCCTTAACCGGAGGGTTTTTTAGTGCCTAAAATATATTATGTGATTATTTCTTGACACAATGAAATAACTATGTGATACTTGCTTATGTAAATGAAACACGTCAAAGACAAAGGAAGAAAATGACAACGACACAAACAGTTAGATGCCGAACATGTTACACCGGTTTCCAAGTTAAAGAAGTAAAGCGTATAAATTTCTGCCAAAACAGCTGTCGAGAAAGATTTATGAACGAACTAAAAAAAGAATGTAAATCAGCATTAACTAAATAAGGATAGCGATGAGAATGGATTTACCAGAAGAACACGCTCAAGGTTGTCCTTTGAAAGCCAAAGACTTTTTGCTCGACGACGATCTTTCAGATTGTGAATGCCCTGAAGATCATTTTGATGATGAAGATAAGTAGTTGACAATGCAATAAAGATATAATACAATATATATAGATGGAATGAAACAAACGTCGAACACAAAGGAAGAAAATGAAAAACACAAATCTATCAACACGACCAGTTATGATTAATGACATTGTTGAACAAGCTAATAAGATAATTTCTCAATCTGATTACGAACATTCTGAGTTTTTACAAAAGGTTCTAGCGGGATGGGTAGAAACTGCTCAAAATAATAATTCTTATACCTACGGGCTATATTGTAAGGCTCTTGAAAAGAATAAAGCGCTTCGTAAGCAAATTAAGCAGCTTAAATCGGCATAGGATTAAGATGGAATGGAACAACGAAGATTTTGAAACACCTGAGCTTGGAAATGAGATGTTTGATTTGCTTACCGGTCAAGCAAAAGAAAAAAAAATAACTCCATTATTAGATATATTAAATGAGTTTAAAAAAATGAAATGGATTAGCGTTAAAGATCGAATCCCTGAAGAGTATGAATTTGTATTGATATATCAAGGCGATGATGTCTTTATCCCCAATGAGAAATACGCTGTAGCACGATGGGTTAAATCGCATACGATTAAGTATGGTGAGCCGCATAAACAACAAATAAAGTGGATAGAGCGATGGGGAAAAGATGATGTTTTTCCTACGCATTGGATGCCTCTTGAACCACCTAAGGAGAATAATGAATAAAGACCAACAAACAACCATATATTTACACCCAGAAACAAAAAAGAAGTTAAGAATACGCGCATTTAATAATGGCACTTCTATGCGGAAGATCATTGAGAAATTGATCGAGAAATATTTGAAGACTGAGGAGCCTGCGACTGCAAAGCACGAGGAGTGAGATGGACCAAAAAAACAAAGAAAAGTTCGTCGAATTAATTAACAAAAACTCCCCATTTAAAGCGCGTAAATATACAGACGGTTGTGTACTGGTAGTCTATCCGGATAATGATTCTGCACGTTTTTCACACCTTGATAAAAACGATTATCTGGAAGATATATTCCATGAATGGAACTACCAAGACAGAGAGCCATGTTATGAGTGTTGCGGTGGATGTTTTTTAGAATTAGATGAGCTACGTGTGCCCTATGAGACATATCAAGAGTGGAAAGATGCAGGATTTTTAAAACCTGAGGAGTGAGATGATCAATACATTTCTTTCAAAAATTGGTCTCCGAACTAAAGAAGGCAAGATAGAAATAGAGCGTACAGCGCGCAACGCGCAAGAAGCTATAGCGCAAATAAAAGCTATCAGTGAGTTTTATGATAAAAAGAGAGAGATTGATATTCTCCTATTTGAATTAGAGCAAAAGATGAACAAGGAGTGAGATGAAGTACACCATACCAGGACGACCAATTTCGCTCGCACGGCCACGATATGGCAAGAGCAACGTGTTTGACTCGCAGAGAGATGAAAAGATTTCACACGGATGGATTTTAAGGCAGCAGCAACTCGAGAGGGTGACCGTATCTAAGTCGGGACATTGTTCAGCGCCATTGCCATACGAATTTCCTATGCATTTAGACGTAGATTTCTATTTTAAGTATCCCAAAGCAATGTCACAAAAAAAAAGAACAGCGTCCCATTATTACGTAGGCGCCCAAGATATAGACAACATGCTTAAATACGTTTTAGATACGGGTAATGGAATACTATGGGATGACGATCGGTTTATAGTTTCAACAACGTGTCGTAAGTTATTTGATGATAATGAACGGACTGAGATAACCGTGAAGGTATTAGAGTGAAGAAAGAAAAAGATTTTTATAAGCAATTATTAAGTGTAGAAGCGCCTTCTTTAGTTGAAAAGGTATTCTCCATACCAATAAAAGATGACACTCCTACGTTTAAAACAATTGGAGATGCCTTGAAATATGATCGCGCTCGATCAATTGGATGTAAAGAATGCCTTAAGGAGATTGAAGAATGAGTGATAAATCTAAAATACTTAAAGATAGACTTAAAAAGTTCGAACCAATTCATCAGGGAAAATGTAAACACGAGTCTATTCATTTTACTCATGCACTAAGACCAATCCATTCCAACGATTCTCCTACAATACTGAGCGCTCCCTATGATATGCTATCTAATGAACATAAGGTAAAAATAGATAATATGGAGGCAAGAGGATTGTATGCGCCATGTAACCACTAGAGACATTAAAGTTTTTATTAAGATGTGGATGATTGCTTCATCACTTTTAGAATCAAAGCAAGAGAAGTAGAGTGAATAAATGTGCTAAAGAATTTTGTGAACGCGTTAAAAATGAACTATTAAAATATGATGGTTCTTTTCACGTAGTTCCATTAATAAATCAAACTAAAGATAATAACTGGGTAGTAAGTGTAAGCAAATATGGTGATGATAATGATCTTCATAGCGCTACATTAATTTTTGATAGAGAACTATGGCAACTAAGCTTAAAGGATTATATAGACTACATTAAGGAATCACAATGAAACCTAAACGAAAAAAAGATAGAAAGTTCTATAGAATACATGTTAGAGATAAAAATGGATGGCATATAAGGAGTATAGAATATGATGAAGATGAGCAATGGAGTTTTGTGTATAGGCCTGACATTAAGCCTTGTCGCTTTTTCAATGGCCCCCGACTCCTCAAAGAAGAAAATATCAGGACTATCAGTCTCAAGTGACTCCGCTCTTATCCCCTACACAGTTACCAGAGAAGAATACGAAGCTCTTGAAACACAACTCTTCACATACCAACAAATAGCTGCTATACGTAAAAAGCATATAGATAAGCTTACTCAGAAACTTGCAGCCATTTCCCCAAAGGATTCAGATGGCAAAGATAAAAGAAAAAAAATCAGAATCAAAGTCAAGAAGAAAAAATCCCCATAATATCACATCAGTTAAAAATTGGTGGAAAACCGCACCGAATATATTAACTGCCTCTTTTGCATGCCATAGACTCAATGATAAATGGACTGAAGAAGACGCAATGGAGTTCGCTGAAGCACTATGGGAATGGTCAAAGAAAGACTCCTCTTTATTCATAGAAGACTTCCTCGCTCCAATAGGACTTACTCGGTTCTCTTTCTTAAGACGAGTAGAGAAGTTTGAAGTACTCCAGCATGTATACCCATTAGTTAAAGAGCGTATTGGAACAAGACAAAGATACCTTGCTCTTGTAGGAAGAATAGACGCAGGTATGACTAAGATGCACCTACGTAAGTATCTCGAAGATTATCGTCCTTCTGTTATGTATGAAGAAGAATGGAAGCGTGAAGATGGACAGCGTAAAGAAGATAAACAGCATCAAAAGGAAATGATAAAGCTGAGAGCTAAAGAAGCTGAAGGCATGGCTGGTGAGTTACTCAAGTACTTTGAGAACAAGCAAGTCGAACTGCCTAAGCTCGATACTCGTAAGAAAGATAAGTAAGTGAAGGAATATAAAGAAATATCTTCTTTAAGGTGCCCTCTTTCTCCTGATGACCATGGTGATCATAAAATGCCTATAAGGCTGTACGAGCAGAAAGAGAACGACTTTAAGTTTTATTGCATCAATTGTGATTTGTTTTACAAGTTTGATCACTTTGTTGAAAAAAATAACCCCGATATTCAATCGATAATTCAATCCACAATAGATTGGATGAAATGCTTAGAAGAAATAGTAAGTAATGATTTAGAAGGAATCAATGACGCAAAAGCTAATCCTTCCACCAAAGACTAACGAAGCATTACAACAGTTTGTACCAGAGTCTTATCAGTGGCCTGTAATAGACGCTATTGAGAGAGACGGTAAACGCAACGCTATCCTCTGTTGGAACAGGAGAGCAGGCAAGGACATCACCTGTCTGAATATCATGGTAAGACAAGCGTTAAAGCGTAGAGGTGCTTATCTCTATATGCTTCCTCAACAGAAACAAGCTCGCCAAGTTATCTATCAAGGCATGACCTTTGAAGGTAAGCCACTACTCGATTACATCCCTAAAGAACTGATAGCACGTAAGCTTGAGCAGGCAATGGAGATCCATCTGGTAAACGGCTCAATCATCTACTTTTGTGGGTCTAACTATTACGACAGCTATCGTGGTATATCACCTATGGGGCTCGTGATGTCAGAAGCAGCTTTTTCACACGCCCAATGCCTACCAACTTTTATTCCAGCCCTTGAGAGAAACGATGCATTCACACTCTTAATAAGTACCCCAAACGGTTACAACTGGTTCCATGATCTGTATGAATCAGCTAAGGAATCAGACAACTGGTTTGTAGAGACATTAACCATTAACGAAACTAAGACCTCAACACCAGAACAGATAGACCAACAGATAGAAGACGGTAAGATCTCATGGGACATGGCACAATCAGAATATTACTGCTCGTTTACCATTGGTGCTGATGGATCATACTACGCACGATACCTTAACGAGATGGAACTTAACGAACAGATAGATAGCTTTCCATGGGAACGTGGTAAGCCAGTTCATACAGCTTTCGATATCGGGGTTAACGATCAGACGTGTATCATCTTCTGGCAATCTCGTCCTAACGGATCTATTAACATCATCGATTACTATGCATCTCGTAACGTAGGTATGGACCACTACATAAGTATCATTAAAGAAAAGCCTTATCTTTATGGTACTCACCTCTGGCCTCATGATGGCGCTCAACGACAGAAGCACAACGCACAAAAGCTAGACGATATAGCTCGTGAGATGGGCCTTGATCCAACCATAGTACCAGTCGGACGTATATCAACTGGCATAGAGAAGGTCAGAACTATGCTCTCACGCATAAATATCAACGAGAAGACATGCAAGCCACTCATCAAAGCATTACGTGACTACCGCAAAGAATATGATCACCAGCGCAAGGTATATCGCGATACTCCATTGCATGATGAGAACTCAGATGCAGCAGACGCTTTACGAACACTTTGCATGGGTTATGAGATGGTTAGTAATATGGGTATGTCAGCAGCAGATGTGAAAGCATTACAAACTCAAGCGCTTTATGGTAATACTCAAGAGCTACCTAAGCAGCTACAGAATTTTAAGCCTGGTATAGCTGGGCATAATAGACAAGGAAACTGGTAAGACTTCAAAGAATACGCATCCTCCCTGAGTCTTTAAGTGTTAAACCTTATTACTCGCTCCACGGGGAGGATGTTATGGATGTACAATTAAAATTTGAGTTTATGATGGCAAAGCCCACAAAGCCTTATGTGAACCCAGTTAATGAACGTGTAGCTAAGATGAAGAGACTTATCTACAAGTACAAAGAAGTCAGGTGCCGTGATATAGAAGAATATGCACTCGGTGTAAAGCCATTCGAAGAACTTAGAATGCAATTCCAAGTAGGTCATTTACCAACTTTAAGATATATTTCATTTCATAGAAGATTAGTTAACCCCACACCAGAATGGATCCGTGGGTTTATTGAAGCAGCAAACAACTTAAAAGAACAATACGATAACCACGTATTCCAGGAGTGATTGTGAACAAGATCTTCGTACTTGCACTCATATTTTTTACAACTTTACACTCAGATTATGAGTTTAAGGGCAAACACTACATTGCCAGCTATAGAAAATGTGAGCGTAGTCGACTCACATCCATACCGTATTTACTAATAGCCTTCGAGGGTTCAGTGCTGTCTACGGGTGCAACTATTTTGGATAAGAATGTAGCAATATTTGGTAATGAAGGGGTTACAGCGTTATTCCTATTGTCAGAGTCTCATGCTTCGATACATACATATCCGGAGCATGGGGCTTGCTTTGTTGATCTGTTTACCTGTGGTGATACATGCGACTGGAAGCAATTTGATATACTTATGAAGTTTTACTTAGAGCCTGGTGAAGTGAGTTACCAACTTATCGAGAGAGACTAAACTTGCGTGCTAGCGAATAGATTTCTAATATAGGGTTACCTATGGCAATACATAACTTAAGGTAGATTAATGGCCTTATTTGAACAGAAATCATCTATATATCAAGACGACTACGTTATTAAAGAACGTATGGAAGAGGATTACCGTAACTATAACTCGGCTAATCAAGCCTTCCAAGCTGAAGCTAACTTAGATTTACAATACTATGCTGGTGATCAGGCTGTCTGGAACCAGTACTTTGGTCGTGATACCTACCAGGGTCAAAGACAGTTTGTGTTTAACTTAATCAAGCGTGTTGTTGAGATGCCGGGTGGTTATCAAAGACAACATCGTAAGAGTACGACTGCCATACCGGTAGAGAATGGTGATCAAAGAACAGCTGACCAAATGAGTAAGATCTTCTCATGGGTTGAACGTAACTCGGGGATGCTTGATACGATATCAGATGCATTCACGTACGGTACTCTTATCACAGGGTTAAACCTTGTTGAGATCTACGTAGATTATTCTAATGATCCAGTATCGGGGGATATAAAGTTTGATCGAGTAGCTCATAATTCAATCATGATGGACCCTTACTTTAAGAAGATGGATCTATCTGACTGTAACTCTATCTGGAAGAGGTCGTTTGTAACTAATCAACAAGCTGCTGCTCTCTTGCCTGACTATCGTAAAGAGATTATGGAGATGCGTGGCTCTGAAACTCGTGAAGGTAAGTTCCAATATATGCCGGAGAACTTTAACTTCGATGTGACTAAGTTACTGTCCTATGACGAATACTATTACATGGACACGCGGGAACAAAAACTTATTGTTGATAAAGAAACTGGTGATCAGAAAGAATGGAATGGCAAAGAAGATATGCTTCGTTACATGCTATCCCAAGATCAATCTCTTACGCTGGTTGATACAATTGTCCCTACAGTCAAACAAGCTATCGTTCTTAATGGAAGACTCTTCTATTCTGGTGGTAACTTGCTTGGACTAGACCAATATCCATTTGCTCCATTTATGGGGTATTACTCTCCTGATCTTTCAGATTACCAATGGCGTATGCAGGGGATTGTTAGAGCGTTAAGAGATCCACAGTACTTATTCAACAGACGACAAGTTATTTCACTTGATGCACTCGAGTCTATTCCGACATCTGGCTGGACAGCAACGGAAGGTTCTGTAATTGATCCTGAATCGTTGTACAAGACTGGTCAGGGTGTAGTTATTTGGAAGAAGAAAGGTTCCGCTCCCGAAGATCTAACAAGAATACAGCCAAGCGATATATCTCCAGGTATGGCTAAGATGACAGAAGATATGTCTAGTCTTATCCAACAAATATCTGGTGTTAACGAAGAAATGCTTGGTGCTGCTGAAGATGATATCCCTGGTGTATTATCAATGATGAGACAAGGCGCAGGTCTTATCACTCTTCAAAGATTGTTCAACAATGCAGACTCAGCTCAGAAGTTACTCGGTCAGTTAACCATGAAGGTTATACAGAACAACTTCACACCAGGTAAGGTTCAAAGGATCATAGAAGAAGAGCCAACAGAAGAGTTCTACAACCAGAACTTCGGTAAGTACGATGTTGCCATTGAAGAAGGGTTTAATACCTCAACACAAAGACAACAGCAGTTCGCTCAACTCTTACAGCTTAAGCAGCTTGGTATACCGATACCAGATGAGACTATGATCGAAGCATGTACATTACAGAATAAGAACAAGCTTATTGAGACGTTACAGCAACAAGCACAAGCTGCTCAAGAACAACAACAAGCTCAAGCTCAAATGCAAATGCAAGAGCAAGCAGCTACTATTGAAATGGCTAAGGCACGCGCTCAAGCTGATCAAGGTATGGCTGTTGAAAGATTGTCTCGAGTTAACGAGAATGAACAACTTGCAGTTGAAAGAAAAGCTGAAGCTGAGAAAGATCGTGAACAAGCACTACTTAATAAAGCTAAGACAATGAAAGAGCTTCAAGAGATTGACCTTAAGCAGATCGAACAGATACTTAAGCTGGCTAAAATGCTTCAAGTTGATGAAGAAGTTGTAGAAGAAGAGACAGTTGATAATGATCTTATAAGTAGACTGTCGCAATTGAATAGAAATACGTTTGATGCAGCACAACCTCCTGCTTCAGGCCTACAGTGAATAGAGGTAAACCTGTCCTAACGGACGTTTTCACGAGGAGCTACCATGGCTAAAAAGAAAAAGTACCACTCAGGTGAGTCTATGATGATCAACGAAGATTCATCAGCATTTGCTCACTTACCACAACAAGTAATCAGCAAAAAGTATCCTGAATGCGATTATAACAACGAGTTATATGAGCAAGGAATGAGCTACCAAGATAAACAAGCTAATGAAATGGTTGCTAAAGCTAAGAAACAAAAGCTTAATAAACATTTCTAATTGATTTGGTGGGTGTGTAAAAGCACCCACTACTTTAAGGAGGCACTATGCCTGCAATGCTTCGACCCAATGACAAAGCTTCTAAGATCGCTGAACGTATTCTTGGTCTTCCTGCTACCTTGAAGAAGGATTACAACAAGAAGAAGAAAGAAGTTGGCATCCCAGGAGGCTCGATATATCCAGGAACACCCCCTAATAATGGTATAGGAAGGTTCTAATGAAGAAGAAGAAAGAAAAGAAGGTTACTATCGCTAAGGGCGTAAAGATCTCTAAGAAGGTAGCAGCTAAGCGCAAGAAGAAGCCAGGACAAAGTAACCTTGGCAAATATGTTAAGGTGTCTAAGGATGACTTTGCTGGTCCTGATGGAACATACCCTATTAATACTAAGGCTCGTGGTAAGAGTGCATTAAAGCTTGCACATAATAGCCCTGAAGCTGCAGAGATTAAGAAGAAGGTGCGCAACAAGTATCCTTCATTAAAGAAGTCTAAGAAACGTAAGTAACTGAATGAAGATAACATGGCAGAATATATCTCACCGATTGTACTCAGCACTCAAGACATGCTCGAGTTACAGAAAGATAATCGTGAAAAGAAGCTCTCTGATAAGTCGGAAGATGTGGGCATTCATGAGTTTGTTGAAGAAGCGCATAACAAAGACAACAAATACAATAAGAACCTACTTTCATTTATAGATCGTGTGGCTAAGATACGTGAAGGGGATTTCTTTATAGAGTTATATCCTATAAAGGACTCCCTTCTTGATATTGTTAACATGCAAGGTGACAACTTAAAGATGCTTGATCGTAAAAGCTGCCCAACTCCTAGACCCGGTCACCATGTGTACCATTACAATGCTAAGAACCAAGCTACTGAACTATTATGGGTATTACCTGAACCACATTACATCCAAGTTATTAAAGACAATATTATAGATGTGGCTTCAGACCTTAAGGATCTTATATCGTTTATCTACCAATACGAAGATGGATCACTTTTAAAGATGGCGCGTAAGTTTAATGGCGAAGAATCTAATGCAGTAGATAATCGTATCCTTAAACTGAATGACTTTGTCCCTGAAACTGATACGAAACTAAAAGATAACAAGAAAGAGATAGCATGAGAGATATAACAGGACAATTACTATCAGCTGTTGATGTAGAGCCAACACCAGCTCCAGTTAAAGAACAAGAAGCACCAGAGATTGAAGAAACTGATGCTGAGAATGTTTCACTTGATGAAGCACATGCAGCCCCTGAGCAAGAAGAGCAAGTAGAAGAAGCTCCCGAGGAAACTCCTGCTCAACAAAGCTGGAAACAACTCAGAGAGAAAGCACAACGTGCAGATGATCTACAACGTGAACGAGACGAAGCGTACCGCATGCTTCAGTTTGTAGAGAAGAATATGTACGGACAGCAAAAGAAAGAAGCACAGCCAGTAGAAGAAGAAGAGTTTGATATCAATACACTTCCCGATGAAGAGTATACAGATAACAAACAGCTTAAGCGGATCCTTAAACAACAACAGAAGCATTACAAGAAGATACAAGAAGACCTTGAACGTAGTAAGAAGTCATCGTATGTGACTAATGTTGAATCACGTATACGATCTGAGTTTGGTGACTTTAAGGATGTTGTATCTGCTGAGAACGTTGAGAAGCTTAAACAACAAAAGCCACACATATTCAAATCACTTTCATATAACCCTGATCTTTATGAACAAGCTGTTGGGGCATATGAAGCGATTAGAGACTTCGGTATATACAAGTCGAACAAGTATGCGCGAGAAGATTATCAATTAGAGCGTAACGCTAACAAACCAAGATCAGCTGCTGCAATCTCACCACAGAAAAAGGCAAGTCCATTAGATAACCTTAAGAGTTATGAGTATGGACTGTCTAAAGAAGATTCTGAGAGATTGTATGAAGACACGAAAAAGAAGGCAGGCTGGGGTCTTTATTAATTAGGCTTCTTTTCATTCCTACTCTACTTATTTTGGACCGGGACTAACCTCCCGGTTTTCTACTTACTTGCGCTTAAGATTCATTTCTGTTTATTATTGTACTGACGCATAAATTGTAGGTTCTCGTCATACTTACTCATTAGACGAAAAAAACTATAGGCACTCGTCGCGCTTATATCTCGGACGCAAAAGCAAAACAAGATCTCGTCCAGCTTGAAGTTAAAACATTAACTTTGAGGAAAATTATGGCTATCACAACTTCAGGAGATTTGGCTCCAGCAGTGCGTCAAGATTTAGCGATGCGCATGTTGTCCTTGCCGACTCCAAACTTAATTCACAAAGAATTTGCTATGAAAGATATCCTAGAAGCCAAACATGGTGATACTAAGAGATATCGTTTGTATAACAAATTCGCGACTGCAACTGCTCCTCTTGGACCCAGTGCAGCTCCTATTGCTGGTAAAACACTTTCTGCTTCAGATCTCGATGCTAAGATTTCTTGGTATGGTGACTGGGTAGGCGTGTCTGAACAGGTAGTACTTGCGAACCAAGAAAAGGTTCTCAACGAAGCTGCTCTTATCTTAGGTCTTCAACTTCGAGAAACTGAAGATGAATTGATCAAAGATGTATTAGCTGCTACTCCATCACAAGTAAACTGTGTTGGTGGAACAAACGGACAAGTTCCTACTGAGTTTTCACAAGCTGATTCAGTTGCGGTAACTACTGCATTGATCAACAACTCAGCGAGCATGTTCTTAAGCGGCATCAAGGGTGCAGACATTATCGGATCATCTCCAGTGCGTAATGCGTTCGTTGGTATGGCTCATAGCCGTATCATAGATGATCTTGAAAATGCAGATGATTTTATCTCTTCTGCTAACTATGCATTCCAAGATAACGTAATGCCAGGTGAATGGGGTACTGTACGTAACGTACGTTATTTCGTATCACCAGTAGGATCAATTTCTCTGAATGCTTCTTCTGGCGGGCAAGATGTTGCTAACGTATTCATCGCTGCTAAAGAGTCTTACGCTTGTATTAAACAAGGCGGAGCTTCTGCAGAGTTTATCTACAATCCTCCATATCTTTCAGATCAGTTGAGACAATCAGTAAGTATGGGTTGGAAAATGGCGCAAGTACCACGTTTGCTTCGCCCAGAATGGTTGTTCAACTTACGTTGTTCATTAGCAAACTAATAAGGAGGAATTATGGCTAGTTTTGGTGTAATTCAACAAGGTAAATTTACCTCTGATGGTGCCAGCAAGATCTTAAACATACGATCTGATTTCGATTGGATTCGTGTTTATGATTATACCCAAATATATCAGGGTGGATCACAAACTGCTGATAAAGCAGTAGAATTTTACTGGCAACGCGGAATGGCTTCTGGTCAAGGACTGAAGTGGACACTTCTCGGTGCTCAAACTAATGATACAGTAAATATTAATGTTCTTGCTGCTGGTACAGGGTTTACTCCTATCAATCAAGCAGATAGAAGTAGCTGGGTATCAACTTCACAAGCAACTACTGCAATATCAGCTGCTGCTTCTCCAGTAGTATCAACTGCTGCAACTAATGTAAGCGTTGGTGATATTGTATTAATGACACAAACAGCTGCTGATAAGGCTGCTGATGATGCAACTGCTTTAATGGGTATTCCATGGCAAGTTGGCGCAGTAAGTTCAGGTGTTAGTTATACATTTGGTGCAACATTATCTGCTGCTCCAGCTGGATTAACAGGTGCTGCAGGGGATTTCAGATTACTGAATCCTGAAAGTGCATTTTTACCTGCTTTAAGATATATCACTCAAGTTGATGTATCTGATCCATTGTTACCAGTTGTTTATACTTCTGTTAAACACGGATTAGCAGTTGGTGATAAAGTACGATTTAATGTACCAAGTTCATTAAACGGTATGGTTCAAGCACATGGATTAGTTGGAACAGTAACTGATGCAACTACCAATGCATACTACTTTACTTGTAATCTAGATACAACTGGATTCGATGCATTTGTATTCCCAACTTCAGCGAATGTTTCTGCTGCTAGTGGGTATACGCCTGCAAGTGTTATACCATATGGTATGGATACTGCGTATGCAATCGCACAAGCGGCTGATGTACTTGCTGATGCAACTTATAACCAATTAGTAGTTGGTGTTAAGCTTGCTGGTGGTGCAGATATGCCAGGTGGTGCAAATAACGACGTGATGTACTGGGTAGCTGGTAAATCATTTAGCGTAGATAACGCATAAAACGTCTTGTTATCTTTGGGAGAGGGATAGCGCTTTACGCCCTCTCCTACTAATTAACAAGACTCAAAGATAATGAGGACAAATATGGAAAATAAGACCGATATCATAAAAGAAGCTGAAACAACTAAGAGCTTAATAGGCATCAGTGAACCGAATAAGACACAATCTATTCCTTCACGTAGACGACGAAAACCTGCTGCTAAGAAGATCGAAGAACCAACAGCTGCTAATATTAAGAAAACAGAAGAAGAGTTAGACCGTCGCATGATTAAAGGAATATTCAAGAACTATCAAACTCCTAACTTGCTGACGGTGTTCTCACAACGTAAATACCCAGGCGAACGTATAACAACGTACAAGCTTGTTGATGGAGAAATGACTGAGTTACCTTACTATGTAGCCAAATCAATCAAGCAGGGTTGTTTCTATAAGCGTAATGAGCTGTATCAGGGAACTGATGGCGTTCAAGGGGTACGTTTAAGTGAGAAGATTAAGATTATGGACTTCTTCCCAATAAACGAGTTTATTCCTGAATCAGATGAAGTTAATAACTTAACGACAGTTGAATTCACTAAGTAGGAAATCATGGCAAATAACGGTGCAGTAGCAAGTCCTGTATTTCAGCCAGCAATGAGAATGATAACCAATATAACAAACGCTAATCCGTGCGTTATTACTACATCATTTGCTCATAACTTTTACAGCACTGATATTGTTATGCTATATATACCAAGAGCATTTGGGCTCCATGAACTCAGTAACCGGATAGGACAAGTAACAGTGATTGATGATACAAGTTTTTCATTCCCTGTTGATACAACCTTGATGGATGCGTATAGTGACCCAAGTAATACCCAGTATGCTCAGGTTGTACCGTTTGCCGAAGCAAGTAATACAGTAGTGGGAGCGGTTAGAAATACGCTCCCAACTCGAAATCGTTAAGGAAGAACATGGCCAATGTTAACTTACTCGCTCTACGGAACAAGGTCAGAAGGCTGAGTCGTGTTCCAACTGCTGCTCAGGTATCTGATGCAGATATTAATAACTATATCGATCTCGCATTACTGTATGACTTTCCAGGTCATGTAAAGCTATTTACTCTACGTAAGACATTCACATTCTATACGCAGCCAAATGTAGATACGTACACTACCAATACATTGAACGCACAAAGCCCAATGTTTAACTTTAAAAATTTAATCCTCCAGTCTTCAGATCCAGTTTATATTGGAGGGTATCCTGCAAGCTTTAGCCAATCTCGTACTGAGTTCTTCATTCAATGGCCTATGGTTCAAACAAGAGAGAAGATAGGGACAGGCGATGGTGTTGAAGATGTATTTGCAGGAACACTTACTGGTAAGCCGATATTGCATGAGAATGTGCAGATGTCTTCTATTAATGCACTTGGTAGATCAACGGCAGTTACCGCAGTTCCAGTAGTCCATGCAAATGGTAACCAGACGCAAGACGGTAACTTCTATGACGTTAATGGTCCTATACCAACAGTTAACCCGACAGTATTAGATGTGACTAACTCAATTAGCTATGTTGATGGAGATTACACGGTTACATTCCCAACCGCACCAGCATCAGGGCAGCCTATATATTCATCCGGTGTTCAGTATGCTGCAGGAAGACCAACATCAGTTCTGTTTTTCAATAATACATTTACGATACGACAAGTACCTGATGGTACATACCCAGTAACTATTGAAGCGCAAGTACGACCAACGAGTATCTTGGGTGATGATGCGAATGTACCTGAACTTGAACAATGGTTTGAGTTCATAGCATATCTTGCAGCTAAGAAAGTTTGTGAAGATAGAAATGATATGGAAACAATACAAATATTGATGCCATCATTAGAAGAACAAAAAACATTAGTAGAACGAAGAACATTAATCCAACAAGGCGATAAGCGCTCAGCTACCATTTATACGCTTCAATCTGGACTTTCTGGCGTGCGTGGACCTTGGAATAATGGATGGTAAGGGGATAAGATGGCATATCAAAGTACAAAGCCAGCAGCTGGCGATAGATTACGAGTATCTCAAGGAGATATTCAAACTAACTTTGCTGATATAAAGACTGCGTTTGATGTAAACCATGTAGCGCTTACAGGTGCTGGAACTCCAGAAGGTAAACACTTTAAGCTTGATATGACTAATCAAAGTGCAGCTATACCAACAGCTACTGCTCCCGATATAACTTTCTTTAATTCTATAGGGTTGACGTTAACGAGTCAGCAGAATTTATTCTATAGGCGTGAGGGTGCAGCAGCTATTCCTATAACTGAAGGTCTTCCAAATGTATTAGAAACAACAAGTGGATGGTATAGATTTCCATCAGGAACTCTTGTTAAATGGGGACAGGTCCCAGTTGATGTATCTGTTGGATCAGGGAATACAGGAACTGCGCGCGATTTAACTTTTCCAGTAGCAGGTAATATTCCTGTATTTGCTACAGCTCCATTTGTTATGACAGATATTGTAAGAAATAGTTGGTCAGGTCCTACCTATGTACTTGCTCCAGGAACAACTATATTAAAAGCAACTCTTTATACTAATGCTACATCAAACCCTACGATTGCCTTTCTAGCAATAGGAACCTAAATGGCTATACAAAAGTTTCTTATAGCTCCACTAGAAAAAGGCCAGGAGCAGCGATTTAAGCCTTGGTTAATTGCAGATAATGCTTATCAAAGCCTAAGGAACTGTTATACATGGCGAGGATCAGTTAAGAAACGTTTTGGTGCACATCCTATGAATACGAGCCAAGCTGTTACAGACCAACAGTTATTTACTCGACTGCGTGTTAAATTTGTTGATCCAGAAAATGGAAACCCCGTTCAAACGAGTGGTACGGGCGCATTTGGCCCAACTGTCATACCAGGTGCTGCATCTACTCGAGCTACTTTAGGTAAAATGTTTTCAGTTGATACAACTACATATACGGTATGGAAAGCTGGTGCTCCTGCAGATACTAAAGCGTGCGGAACTGGAACAGCTACCTATAATACAGCTACTGGTGCGCTTACTATTGTTGGTGGACCAGCAAATGCAGATGTATATTACTACCCTTCAGATCCAGTTATGAATTTTGGGGTATATAATGTTGCAGAAATAAATGATGAAACTACATTCGCATTTGATACACAGTTTGCATATACATTTACCTACGCAACTGGATGGGATCGATCAGTCAATACAAGCGTATTCCCGCAAGCAAATGACACGTGGACTGGATCTAATAGTGAATTCTTTTGGACGACTAACTATCGCGGAGCAACATCAGATAACTTTATTTTTTTTGTAACTAATAATGTAGCAGCAGATGCAATGCGCTATTGGAATGGTACAGATTGGAATGCATGGGGATCAGTAGGAACTACACCAATAGATACAGCAGGTGTAGATTTTATAAAGACATGTGCAATTATTGAGCCCTTTAAGGGAAGATTATTACTGTTTAATGTAACTGAGAATCTTGCAGCATCAGATAAAGTATTTAGAAATAGAATAAGGTACTCAGCAGAAGGCTCTCCATTTTCAGCAAATGCTTGGAATCAGGATATTGTTGGTGGTGGTAATTATGTCGAAGCTCCAGTCAAAGAATCTATAACATCAGTTCAGTTTATTAAAGATCGATGCATTGTGTTCTACGAGTCATCTACTTGGGAACTGGTATATACTGGCAATAAGAATCAACCATTTATATTACAACAACTAGATTCTGAGCTTGGCGTAGAGTCTATGAACTCAGTTATACACTTTGATAAAGCAGTTCTTGGGTTTGGAAACGTTGGTATACATGCGTGTAATGGACTTAATGTTGAACGTATTGATGAGCTCATACCGTCAACTATCTTTGAAGTAAGTAATTCTAATTCAGGACCTCAGCGAGTAACAGGGGTAAGAGATTATTACAATGAGCTCGCCTATTGGTCATATCCATCAATAGATACTGATAGTGGAGCTAACCAAGTTTTTCCTACACGTATTCTTGTATATAACTATACTGAAGATAACTGGTCTTATAACGATGATTCAATAACAGCATTTGGATTCTATCAACTTACTCAAGACTTAATATGGTCTGCCGTATCTGCTCCATGGTTAGACTTAGATCTAACATGGAATGATCCTTCTACGCAGAATAGATTTAGGTCAGTTTTAGGGGGAAACCAGCAAGGTTGGACATTTGTAATGCATGCAGATTTTAATAATAATGCTATGTCACTACAGATAACTAATCTAGTTGTAGCTGCTAATATTGCGACAATAACAAGCTATAATCATAACCTTGAAGTTAATAGTTACGTATTTATACAGAATGTAACTGATGATGGAACAGTAGCAGCAGCAATTAATGGAAATATATATCAAGTACAGACAACTAATGATGTAGATACATTTACTATTAATTTAGAATCATCTCCTACAGGCCTATATGGTGGATGTGGGATAGTAACGCGTGTAAGCGAAATAGACATTCTCACTAAGCAATATAACTTCTTCTATGACAAAGCATCTAATATGGCAATTAACCAAGTTGATTTCTATGTAGATAAAAACTCTAATACAGCACCAGGGCAAGTAACAGTAGACTTCTATCTATCAACTAATACAAATCTCACTATTCAGCCTGCAATAGCATCAGGCGCTTTACTTGGAACAAGTATATTAGAAACTACACCATACGCACTTGTAGATATGGAAATAGCACAGAATAGATATTGGCATACAATCTATCCAAACTTCTATGGCGAGAATATACAACTTCATTTCTACTGGACTGATGATCAAATACGATCAAAAACAGAAGATCCTGATGATGCAACTGTATATGACTACATCGCCTTCCAAGACTTCCAACTTAATGCAATGATATTCTACGTAGAGGCTATCAACCAGCTAGGAGGATAGATGGTATTACTTTGGCTCTTATTGATGCTCTCGTTCCATTTTTCAGTGCATGGTATGCAAGCAGAGACAATTATGGAACGTGGTGATATTAAGATGATGCGTATGCGTACAAGCTCTCGTAATGAAGATGAAGAAATAGCACGTATAGCGATCTGCCTGTTTTTTAAGGGAAATGAATGCGAAGTTATAAACGAACTTAAAGATACACTGGGCGAAGAGAGAATAAACATTGCACCAGTCGCTAAATACTTAGATGATAACTTATCTACAATTGGATTACATAATCTAATCAAGATGGAAGAAATAAAAGA